CAAGGTTTGCACCTTTTTGTCTAATATCTGAAAAATCAAATATTGGTGTTGATGCTTTGTATCCGAAATAAGACTCCATTAATACTTTAATTGCATCAGCCCATCCTTCAATTGAATCTCCAATTAGGTACCTTCTTGTTCTTGTTGGGTTTGGTTTTTTAATTTCTGGTAGTTTATCTACATGGTGTTTTTGCACTGAAAACCCAACACCTGTTCCACCTAAAAGTAGAAACATTGTTTCTGAAAATGCGTCTGTGTGGTCTATTGGTAAATAAGCACAGTTATAAACTCTGTTTGGTGAAATCTCAATTGGTTTACCACCAAATTGTAATGATCTCATAGATGGAAGAATTTTTTTATCGTATACCATTTTATATACTTCTTCTATCTGGTCTTTAATGTTTGGGTATTTTTTTTGGTGCATTTCCTTATTTCTTGTCACCAATTCTTCCCAAGTTTCCCTTCTATTTAATTCAGGGACAAATTTAGCGTATTTCATATACACCGTAATATCGCTCAATATTTTTTGTGAAATATCCATTTTTTATAAATTTAATTATTTTTATTTAATTTTATGAAGTTTTTTGTTTTTCTTGTTCTCTTTGTTGTCTTTTTTCAAGCAACTCCTTAACTCGTAGTCTTTGTCTTTCTTCTTTTTGTTCTTCAATACCTAAGAATGTGGTTGTTGATTCAGTATCTATTTCAATCATAGCATTATCAAACTTGCAATTTTCAAACACCACACCGTCATCTCCAATACGAGATTTGGTAATTGCTATTGTGGCCAACTTCATTTCTTTTTGTTGTAATGTTTTTGCTACTGAAATAATAACGTGTCCTACCTGTGCCTTCTTAATTGATCCCCCCATCTGGTCAGTCGTTACAACTTCCGATGAAATTGAGGCTCTATTTCCCTGGGTTGCTGTCCAACCTACTAAATTTAGTTCATGACACATAGCTTCAAAACCTCTCATTACTGAACCCTCACTCTTCCATTCATCCCCTAGATTTTTATCTGGAACAATACAATCAATGTAATCAACAACAACCATGTCTATCTTTATACCATCTGCAATCATTTTTCTAATTTCATTCTTAATTTGCAACATGGTTTTAGTATCAGACGGTAGTTTTTTCAAGATTAACTCATTTGGCATTTTTTCTTTAATGTCTTTTACTTTTTGCATCACCTCATCCTTTTTTTCTGACAATTCGTCAGGGTGAATTTTTGTCCAAAGGGTAAAATGTTTCCTTTGTATCACTTTTGGGTTGTCTTCAAAAAATACTTGAAGAACGTTAAAACCTAAGTTAAATGCGTGATTTGAGATCTTGGTTAATACTGTTGATTTACCTACTCCGGTTGGTGCTAAGATAACACCAATTTCTCCTTTTGCTAAACCTCCCTTTAACAACCTATCTATACCTGGTATTCCCATTGGTATTGGATGTCTATAGTCTTCATCTAGGACTTGGTCTAGGTTTGAAAAGACATCTAACATTGAGGTATCTTTTGACCCAACAAGTAGTGCGTCTCTTACTAATTCTTCTAGTGTGTCATAGTTTTCAAACTCACCCCCGTCAATAATCTTTTGAGCCTTTTTCATAACTTTCTGTAACTCTTGTTGTTTACAGAATTTAAGTGCTTTTTCTTGTACAAAATCTACCCCATCAATAGGTGCAGACTTAATTTTCTTAATAGTGTCAAGCACAACTTTAACTGCAGTTTCTTGTTGAAGTTCGGATTTAGCGACTTGTTCTAAGGTATCAAAAGAAGGTGTGTGATCATACTTTATATAGTATTCTTTAATCATCTGAATGATTATTTTGAAATACTTGTTTTCAAAATAGTTGTTTTCTATCACATCAATTATTGAATGTGAAAAGTCTTTGTCTAAAATAATTTGATTAAGTAATTGAATCTGAAAATTGTTACCAAGATATTCAAAGTTTTTGTTTGTCGCCATAATTTTTCCTCTTATCAGTAAAGATAAATACTATTAGTTTTGAATAAATTGTGGATAAAAATAATTAAATTTTCTACCTGAAAAAATGTCAGTCAGGTCTGTTAGGATACCTTTTAACCTTGGGCGTAGGTCTACGGTATATCTTACCTTTGGTGGGTAAGGTTTTGCGTCAAATGTCCTCTGACAAATTGTCAGATCCCCAACCTTAATATAAAGGTTAAAATTTTCTTTACCGTCTGTAATTGATGTGTTTAATACCTCTGGATTTTCAGAAATTTCATACTGATTATCCAACATGTAAACAACCGATCTCATCTTCAAGTTATATTGAAGATCGTTACAGAAAGTTCTTATGTAGTCATAAAATTCTTCAGATTTACCGGCGTTTTTATTAAACCCTTTGACATTGAAAAATCTCTGAACTACGATGTTGTCATTACACATTAACAAAAATTCTACTTTTGTTATTTCTTGTTCTCTCATTTTTTACTTTTTTGTTTTGTTTCTAAAATTTGTTTTTTCTTTTCTTGATAGTTTTAAAAATGGTTTTAAAAAATTTACCCAAGCGTCGTCACCCTTTGGGAGAAATTTGAAGAATCCGTCTTCCATCATCATTCTTATTAGGTTTCTGTGTCCTCGTCCATCAGGATCCAATGACTCTGAGTAATACGACCTAACAAGTTCTTTTCCTTCATGAGAAATGAGTGGATTAGCTAGGTCCACCAATTTTTCATTAATTGTGAAAAACTCTTCTCCAAATATTCCCTCTTTGGTTTTCCCACTAAGGAGATTTTGTAAAGCAACATTTCCCTTCTGTTCTGAAAGTAACATTTCTGCCTTTGTTAAAATATCGGTATATTTTAATTCAGTATCAAGTATTTCAGGAAACAGTTTAAGAAATGTTTTTTCACCCAAATAAAAAATACCATCAATATTATCTGAACTATCACCAGTTAATATTTTATAGGTTTTAACATTATAATGTGGTATTTCGGATTCATATATTTTAATTCCGTCACCATTCTTATAATATCGTTTTTGTTGGGGTGAATATATAGTTACCTTCTCAGAAATAAGTTGTGTTAAATCTCTATCGGATGAAAATATTGTTTTATCTTCATCTTCTGAAATCTGACAATAGTAAGCTATCAAATCGTCGGCCTCCGATTGTTCAACTTCTAATTGTCTAACAAACGTTTCTTCTAGGTATTGTTTTACCCTATTTTTTTGGGTTGTAAAAGATTGATCTTTAAAGTCGTCCTCGTTTTTTTGTTTACGATTAAGTTTGTATTTGGGATAGATAATTCTTCTCTGAGAAGATCCGGTTTCACTATCCCAAAATACAACAACTTTATTGTAGTTATTTTCTTCTAAAAATCTTCTTAGGGTATTTAGAAAATGCCAGGTACCACCAACATGTTCACCGTTATTAAAAAAATCTCTAACTCCATGAAAACCAATTTTTAATAAGTTGTTTCCATCTACTAAAAGAGTTTTAATCATTAAATTCTTCGTTAATTGGGTTTGACATTACTGGTTCTTTTTCTAACATATATTCAGAAAAAAATTCACTGAAAATCGCTTCCATAACTGGAACACAAATTGAGTTTCCTGCTAGTGCTACATGTGCTGTATTTGATAATGATGTAGTAAGTAACAAATTAATATCTTCTTCTCTAACACCCATAAATCTATAACCTTCTCTTGCTGTAATTGTTCTAACCCTGCTATCTTCTGTTAGAATTTGTGGTGAACCACTTGTTGTTAAAGTTGGTGAACAACCATCAACAGAATAAATTCTTCTTGCTTGATCATAAGTAATGTCATCCCTTCTACCAATTAACTTACAGATAGTATGGTTTTTAGGTTGATGCGGTGTAAATGGACAATCAATAACTAAAGATTCACTAAAATTTTGATCAATAAAGGATCTCATAGGTATTCTTTCTTTTTTATGATTATCAACATTCATCATTTTCTCTTTAACCTCATCAATACTACTATTTAATACTGACATCATAAAAACTCTTTCTCTATTTTGTGGACATCCGAAATCAGCACCATTTAATACTCTCCAAAAAGAACTATAACCAAGACCTCTTAAAAAATATATATGTTTTTTAAAGTTTTCAATATGGTTGTGAGACACTAAATTTTTAACATTTTCCATCAACAAAAATTTTGGTCTATTTGTACTCAAAAGTCTTTCAACTTCAAATAACAATCCACTTCTTGTACCTTCTTTAATACCTTTTTGAACTCCAGAAATTGAGATGTCTTGACATGGAAATGAATATGTTAATAAATCACATTCCGGAAATGTATTTTCATTTATCATTCTTATATCTCCAAGGTTTCCATGTGTTGTTGTGTGTAAAGTGTTATAACATTCATTTGCTTGTTTGAAGTTGTCACAGTTTGCAACATTTTCATAATCAACACCAATATATTTAAGTGCTAACTCTTGTGTTCCGTAACCGGAAAATAACGATACTACTTTTAATTTATTCTTGTTCATAAACCTTTTCTTCTTTTAAATCAAATTCACCATCTACACCAATAATTGTTTTCCAATATTCAGCATAATCTTTTTTGTAGTCTTCAATAGACTTCTTTTCTTCCGTAGCATCCTTTCCAGGTAAAAACCCGTGAGGTGTTACAATAATTTTACCATCTTCAAAACCAAGTCCATTAATGTGGTTTTTCATAACCGATACTTTTGTTCTTGATGCAAATTTAACAGTTCTTTTGTCTTTAGTTGCTGTAATCTTTGTTGTTCCAGCACCTTTTTGATTTCCATATAAAAATACTAAAGATGAGTTTAACCAAATTGCTTCACCACCTTTTGCTTTAATTTTTGGTTGACCAAATGGATTGTCTGGTAATTCAACCCAAGGTTGGTTAACGATAATCAATGTATTCTCAAATTTTGAATCTGCTTTTCTTGATCCAGAAATTCTTTGATTAATACCCATACCAATCTTATCTGCTAAAACACTTGCGTTGTGTTGTTTACCACCTTTACCTTCATAGGTCATTTTACAAGGAACAGAACCAACAGAATCCCACATAATACATAATGAATAGTCTAACTCACCCTTTTCTTGAGCATCTAACAAATCATTAATATAATCTGTAATTTGTTCAATATAACTAAAATTATTATTAAATAAGAAGAACCCATCCCAAGTTAATTCACCTGTTTCTTCATCAACAACCTCATCACATTCAAATCCCATAAGTTTTGAGTGTTCAAAAGACCATTTTTGTTCTGTAATAATAAAAACTGGTAGTATTTCTTTTTTTTGTGCATCAACTGCTGTTTTTACAAGCGCTGTTGTCTTACCGGTATCAGAGTGACCCAAAAACATATTAATGTGTCCCATAGCAGGACCTGGAAGTCCTACAGCATCTAAAAATGCGGGTCCTAAATCAAAGTATCTTTGTGGTTTGTATTTTGCGTCAGAAGAGAATTTTTTCTTTATTGAGCTAAAGTCGTTTTTTTTAATTGCCATATATTCTTTTTTAAAAAGATAAGAAAAAGTGGGCATATTGTATACCAATATACCCACATATTTTTAATAAAATTTAGAATGGTAATTCTTCATCAATTTCATCGTTTGCTTGTGGATCCTCAACTTTAGTTTCAGTTTTAGATTTGTTACCACCCATAACGATTTCACCCTCTGATGAATCTCCGTAGACATATTTTCCAGCGTCTGAATCCCATCTTGGTGTTTCACCACGAGCAACAGACTCTAAATATTCGGTAGCTTTTTTAGAATAAACATCCTCCCAAGTAAGCTCATCTTCAATCCAAGATTTCATTGTGTCGTCATCTTCGTGAACCGGAGACGGGTCATCATACATAACTGTTTGGATTACTGTGTAGAAAGCACCTTTTGGTGTTTTTGCTTTTGTTAATTCAAGGATAAGATCTCTTCCTTTTTCAGCGTCAGCAACATCACCTTTTGCTTTATAGATAGGAATAATTTTATCAAAAATTCCCTCTTGTTTGTAGTTGTGTTTAAATCTCCAGAATTTAGGACCATCTTGTTCGTTGTCACGATCAATAACTTTAACAATATAAAACTTACGAGGTTTGTATTGTTTTGCCAATTCTTTGTCAGATTCTTTACCCGTTGACATTAATTCTTCATAAACTTCACTCAAAGGAGATCTTTCATTATCATTTTTTCCCGGATCGTAAAATTTTTGCCATTTACCATCAAGATTGATTTCATGAAACCACACTTCTTTGAAAGGGGATGATCCGTCTGGTGTAGGTAAGATACGGATTCTTTTTTGTGCTTGCTTTTCGTTGTCTTTAAGTATTGCAGCAAAATACTTTTTTAATCTGTCTTCTTGAGACATTTTTGATCCAGATGTGTAGTCTCCGGATTTTGAGTTCTCATACTGAGAGAGAACTGTGTCTAAAACATTGTTTGTCGCCATATATGTATTTGTTTTTAAAGGTTTACAATAGAAAGTATAATTAAAATTTGTGTCGCAGTCAATAATCAGTTAAAAATTTGAGAGGGACACGAATGTCCCTTTCTAAAATTACATCATATCAGTATCTTCTTCATTGTCTTCATAATCGTTAAAAGAATCTTCAATCTGACCTTTTGAGAATTGTTCAACATCGTCTGAAGTTAATACATATTCATTTTTACCAGATTTTTCCATTTCGTCCTGTTTGTCAGTAAAGAAATCAGAAAGTTTTTGATTAAACGGACCGGAATCAAGAGTTCTTAACTCTAATTTTTCTTTTGGTGTTTTTGGTCTCATTTTTTCAATTTTATTTTCTAAACCATCTATTTTAGAAACTAACTGATCCATATCACCTAATTTTTGTTCTAGAGAACTTAATTGTTTAAATAGATTATTAAAGTATTCTTCTTGTTTTTGTTCAATATTTTTTTGTGAACTTACAAGATCTGTAATTTCAATTTTTTCTTCGTCAGGGTTTTCTTCACCACCGATTTCTTCAACATCCTTGTCTGCCGCAACATCAACTGGTGCTGGTGGTGTTCCTCCCGCTGGTGGTGCTGGTGGTGCTCCTGGTGCTGGTGGTGCTCCTGGTGCTGGTGGTGCTCCTCCTGCCGCTGGGTCTAATGGTGGCGCTCCTCCTGCTAATGGGTCTGCTGCCGGATCTGGTGGAGGTGGGGGAGCGTCTTGTTCCATAATATAATTGTTTATATTTCTAAATCTTGAGATTTCTTCTAAAATTTTTTTATCTATACCCATCTTATCCATTTAATAATTGTTTTATACCACTTTTGGTTTCAACTTGAATTTTTTTGTTTGTCTTCATCGTATTATCTACTCTTTCAATTAGACCATCTTTTTCTCTAACTGTAAAACAATCACCTGTGTCCAAATCACACACTTCTTTAAAACCGTTTCCGGCATCTTTTTCTGTCATTCTTGTATTTTTTCCAAGATAATTATCCAAAATTAATTTTGTTCTGTTCATACTATTTTTTTTATATAAATATCATTAGGTTTAATAAAATTATGGGTTAATTGAAATAAAGACGTTTAACCCTTCGCTAGCCTTGTTTTCTAAAGATTTTTTATCTTGTTCGGTCATTTTAGTATAAACATTAGCACTTCTTACTGACGCCCATAGGTTTACATATTGTTTAACAACATTTTGTATGTTTCTAGCACTTTGATATGAACCAATACTAGGATATATTTTTGATATTGCAAAATCTATAAAACTTTCTATACTAGAAAATGAAACAACCGGTATGTTAATATTATTTCCTTTACTCAAACAAAAATACTTTTTATTTATAAAATTAATAAAAGAAGGACCATAGGTATCATTCAAACTAATTGTTCCAAAATTATTTTCGTAGGCTTTAAACCCAGTTGA